TGCAGACATAACCTGCGTATGGTGTGCCATCTTTCTTAAGGCCAGTCTTACGCCTCATGTCACCGTGAGCGCATTGTGGCACACTCAAATCAGGCTCATCGGCTATTGCCCAAGGATCAACCTCTCTTGGCTTTGCCGGTCCAGGTGCTTGACGATCCTTCGCAGCTTGCACCTCTTGCTTGCTTGCAATGCCTTTGCTAATGCCTAGGCCTAATGCCGCCAAACATCTTCCCCAAGCGCTGCTCTCCAAGTTTTGCAATTCACTGCCCTTTGTGTAGGGAGTTTTGCCCTCGATCAATTCAGCAGCTGTGCCAATGCCTGGGCGTTCATCATCGGGTGTGCGGTATGCATAAGCGATGCCCCACATCATCAAAGGCGATCCCTCTAAAATTCCCTTAAACTCAAACTGCAAAGAGCCATCAGGGTATTTGGCATAAAACTCTTTAATGCGTTCCTGTACTGTGACGTAACTTTCCAGATCAAATGCCATTAGAGTTTCCATCCATCGTTAAGCATCTGATGTTCGATGTTTTCTTGGCTACGCGCCCAACGCCAATAGGCGATTGATTCTCGCTTTCGTTCATCCTCATGCTTTTGAATCTGCACCAATGCACCGACAACAAAGCCGATCACAAAGAATGTCAAAAATCCAAATAGTGTTAGTAGTCCCATGCCCTGTTTTCCTATTCTATTTGTCGAGTTCGCTGGCCTTGTATCGCTTAACGCCACCGATGCGCTTAGGCTTTAATGCCCCTGACTTTTCCCACCTGATGAGTGTGCGTTCGCTCACCCGTAGTTTGTCAGCTGCTTCTTTGGCTGTTAGATACTTTTCCATCTGCCCTCTTTCCTTAGTGACATAGTATGACAATGCCTGACATCTTGCCAGGCTTATTCCTCGGGCGTGTCGTCATCGCGTAGCGGCAGTGTTACCAAAAACACCGCTACCCCCACGATAATCAGTAATCCTGTGACTTTTTTCGCTGATCCATCTAGGGTGAAATACGCAATGAGCAAGCCCACATAAGTGTAGGTATCAGCGGTTATTGCTGACACATACTTCCGTAGCCATCTCATTTTATTCTCCTTATGCTTGTTGCTATTTGACTAACTAAGACCGCACTAATGACAACGGCTTGGGATTCCTCACGTTGTTCTGGTGTCATGTCCGAGCCAATATTCATAATCGCCTCAACGCTTTTGGCCAATTCCTCAAAGCCCGGGATCGCCAGAAGCTGTGTCGGTACTTCCAAATTCACTGCCTCTAGATTTAGGCTTGGGATCGGGCTTGGCACAGGGCTTGGCTCGATCGGAATTGGTGATGGTTCGACGGTTGGTTCGGGTGTTGCTATCTCTGGCGTTGGCTGTTGTGTTGGTTCTGGTTCTGGTGTCGGTATTGGTGTGGGTTCTATCGGCAACACTGTTGGCTCTACTAGCACAGGGATGGGCGAGATAGATGTTGGAATTGGTAAGGGCTGTGGCTCTTGTGTGGGCATTGGTGTGGGTTCTAATGATGACAAATCAGTTGGGCTGGGTGTAGGCGATGGCAAAGGCGTTGGCTCGATGGTTATGGTTTGGCTTGGTGATGGTGTTGGTGTTGGCACAATCCCTGCGTAGTAACGCAAAGGGCTATCGGCTGGCAATAAGTCACCGATGTAAATTGTGTAAGGGCCAGCGAAACCACCCTCACAATAGTGCCGGGCGATGTCTCCCTTATCGGCAAAATACTGGTTCGAGTTATCCCAACCAACTGAACGAATCACCTGCTCGCCAGCTAAGTTTGCACAAGTAATTTCAGTAAACACGGTTTCGGCGTACGCGTTGGGCGTATGCACTAACATCGTGACCCCTACGATGAAAGCGACCAAAGCCACTCTCAAAGGTTTATTCATCAGACCAATTTGGCCTTAATCTGCCTGCCGTCTAGGACTATCGGCGCAGCTGAATCATGCCAGATCCAAAAACCCACCGGCATCGATGGATTACAGTCGATGGTGTGTGACCAGTGCAGGTGATAAACCTTGCCATCCCAGCCGCCGATGTTCTTATCATCGTGACCAGTTTCATCTAACTTGTCAGTGCCAGGGTAACGACCAAAGCGGCCACGCAGTACCGATCCGCCCTTGCTAAACTCCACGCGCAGAATTGTAATCCATTCCCACTGACCAGCCTTGTCTACCTTGTAAGCAATGCCCTTTGGATACTCGACCCATGTCCAAGCCTTTGGTGGAATTGATTGCTTGCTAGCACCTGAATCAACTTTCCAAAGTTGGCTCATTTTTCTAGTTTCTTATCGGCATCCGTAAAGATGTCGTTAATCTCTGCATCATCTAGGTTGCCGTCTTTGAGGAATGCCCGGGCTAGTCCCTCAATCACTACGGCCACACCACCAATGCCAGCGATGATAATTGCCTTGGCTGGCTCGACACCTGCCACAGCTGATGCTCCGACTACTGAAAGGCTACTAGCTGCAAAAACTGCCACCATGCGTAACAGAATGTTTTTTGTTTTGTTCATGCTCCAAGGATCGCTTTCGGATCAAGGTCCTTTCCTGCGGACCATCTAATGTTGTCGCGCATCTCAAAATGTAGATGCGGCCCTGATGAGTTTCCTGTGTTGCCTGATTCGCCAACAATTTGGCCCCTTGTAACCGTTGCGCCTGGCTTGACTCGTACTGCGTTTAGGTGTGCATAGATTACCCAGCCACCATCGACCTTTTGCACAACCTGGTTTCCGTATGACTTGCCCCAGTTAGCGTTTTCGATTTTGCCGTCAGCTACTGCTAATACTGGTGTGCCAACTGGCACAGCAAAATCAACACCTGTGTGGTAGCCCTTTGACCACATCTTGCCTGGCTTCTTGTAGGCAGTTGTTATCTTGCCATTTTTAATCGGTAAGGCCATGATTGCCCTTTCGTGTCATGGCCCTGTGTTTAGTATTAGAGTGCTGCAATTTCCTCGGCAGTTAATCCAAGTTCTGCGAGTTTGGCTAGTGCGCTGGCGCGTGTTGCCGCTTTTGCATCGGCTTTGGCTTGTAGTTCGCTTTCAACTGTTGGCCAATACTCCGTCAATTTAGCCAGAGTTGGTTTTTTTGGTGTCTCGCTTAACCACTCTAAACCCTCGTAATCATCACCGTTTAGTATCCATTGAGCACCATTAAATTTGCTTGCAAGGATTGCTGGTATGTCCATTTATGCGCTCACTTCCATAAGAGTTATTGTGCTAATTCCCCTTCCAAATTGAACACTATCTGTATCAGTTGAAGAACGGTTTACAAAAACGGTGTTTGGAGTTTGGTTACATAAAATTTGTATTTTGTAAGTAGTGCTTGCTGTTGTTGCTGGGCTGTCTAAAAACATTATTGGCGTCGTAACATTTGTAGTTACACCTGCGTCTAAATTGCCAACTGAAACTCTTGCACGACTGCTAGCGGCGTCGCCAATCGCAATAGCGGTACTGCCTCGCATTAAACGACCTTGTAAAGAAGCTGTACCACTAGCACCTTGTCCAGTAAGCATTACTAAAACAAAAATTTTGCTAGTTGCACTAGATGGCGTAATGGTTGCTGATAAACCTGTTACATCAGTAAAAGAAGTGCTGGTTGTTGTAAAAGTGTCGCTTTTGGCTGTGCTGACTACTTGCAGAATTTTGGCTTTTGCAAAAAGTGTCGCATCAATGGCATCGCCTAAAGCCTCAATTGCTGTTGCGCCATCCTTGACGTAATCGGTGCTGGTTGGTACTGGCCAGCCGTAGTTCGGAGTGGTTGTTGCCATGCTATAAGTCCTGCCATTCTGTCGTAGTTGGAGTATACCCTGCCCATGTAATGGTTGGCGCGATTTGCAGCCAAACTTGGTTTGGGTATGTCTCGGAAATTGCCGAGCAAATCAAAGTCATGTTGGCTGTGTAGCGGTCAAGATTCCACTTGATGCCCTCGACAAAGCCATCGAAAGTGCCACCAAATACTGCTGGCAAATCTTGCGTGTACACAGCTGATCCAACGTGCATCAAGATTAGTGCATCCCGGGTGGCATCGCTAACAGTTGGGCTATGCAATGGAATTGTAAGTTCCTCTGGGTATGTGCGCGGGTAGGCGCGACTTTCCAAGAATGAGTTGGCTTGACTTTGGGCATCTGCGCCGTTTTCTAGCTGCGTGGATCGGCTGCCTGATAGTTCGCCATAGGATTGCTGGCTAGTGTAATCAGCCGCATACTTTTCTTGGTTGTTTTTGTAGGTCAAGGTCACGTCATTGACGATCTCTGACCACTGGGCGGCCTGTCGCAGACCCACAGCCAACAGGTCATCGTCAGTAAGGGTAAGCGGTGTCTGTGTTGCTCTGGACGTGTAGGACTCGTAGTGAATAGAGCCGTCAGGGGCTTCATAAAGGAATCCTCGACCAGATTGGGCAGCTTCTTGGGCAAGCGATAGGGCATTGGCCACACCGCCTGTATAGGCCGTCAATTCGTAAGTGCCGGGCGTATCAATGTCAGCCACCAAATCATCAACCAAAGTCTGGTTAGTTCCACCCCAGTTGGCCCATGTGGCAAGGTTGCTCACAGCTGACCAAGTGAGAGTTGGCACTACCTCATCCCAATTTTCCAGGAATGCATCCGAGAGAATGTTGAATACCCGTGTGCCGTCAAACTCTTTGGCAAATCCAAGACTGCCTGTTGTAAAGCGATTAAGGATTGCCAATGGACCAACGGCTGTGATGCTGTAAATTGCCACCGATCCCTCACTGCCGTACGCATCAAGGCTGATGTCAAGATCAGAAATTGTGCCTGTGTAAATGGTGCGGTAAGTATTGGTTGAATCCTTGACTTGTATCTGAATGCTGTCCGATAGGTTTACGTTTAGCGCGGTGTCTGCATCAGTCCACAGCCTTACATTGGCAATGCCGACCAAGGCCTGCTCGTAGATGTCGCGGCGGCCAAGGCTTATTGAGATGTTGCTAATTGTGTTGTCTGCATACTCATTTACCCCAGCAAAGATCACTTTTGGGTATGGCGTGTATACGGTCACAATGTAGCCCCGACCAAGTTAATTGGGCCAGTACGCCTTGCGCTGTTTTGTAGCAGCTTCTCGATCGATCGGCGAGCAGACTCTGCATCGATAATGCCATTCATAATTACGGTTACGCCGCCGCCGCCATTGTCTGGACGTATTGAGCCTGATTTACCATTAGGAATAAACAACTCTGGACCAAATTCCCCGACCCGAGTGATTTCATTTGCGCCTACTGATCCACCAGCTGCATTGCCTTTTGGTCTTGGTGTAAACCCTGCGGCTGGAATGTTTAAGTTCAATGGGTTTTGGATAAATCGCAATGCAGGCAGTGCAGCCTGGTAGGCATTTGAAATGCTATTGATTGCGTTGGCGACTGTTTCTAGTGATGCTGCTATCCGTTCCATCATGCTGGCAGCACCTGGGCCACCATCTGTGACAGTTGAAAATAGATTGCCAAAAGCATCAGTAACTGCTCTAAGTGCGCCACCTAAACTAAATGCGCCATCGCCCTCAAAGTTTCCAGCTAGTTCTCTGGCACGATTACTCAATCCCTCTGGATCCTCGCCACTAAATCCCTTGGCAACTTTGTTGACTTCCTCTAGCAAGGTTTTCATGGTTGGCAGTAATGCCACACCAATGGATTCTTTAAGTTCGCCTACGCGCTCTGTGACGATGGCCAACTGACCTGCATAGGTTTCGGTGTTTGCCTTAGCTGCGCCGCCAAATAACCGTACAAGTTCATCTTGGACTACGTTAAAATCTTTTGTTTTCTTGATGTTTTCATCAAGTGGAATGCCCAATTTGGTTAGCGCACCAATGTTTCCGTTATACGCCTTGGCAAGAGTCAGCGATACTGTTTCAAGATCGCGGCCAGTCGATGCTGAAATGTCTAAGGCAAGGTTGGTTAGTTCTTGTGCCTTGCCTACATCGCTAGTGGCTCGGGCTAGGTTTGCCAGTGCCGGGCGCAATTTAGTATCCGCTACGCCAAAGGCCAACTGTTGCTTGGTGATATAAGCCTCTGTTGACTTGATCTGTGCATCGGTGGCATTGGTTGTGTTCTTTAAGGCTTCGGCAAGTTGCTTTTGTGATGCTTCATCCTCGACTGCGGCCTTGACTCCATCGATGCCGATTTTGACGGCATAAGCGGCAGCAGCTGCGCCAGCAACTACAAAAGCCGCAGCGGCAATTTTGCCGTATTTTTTAAGTCCGCCAGCAAATCCCTTGGCATCGTTATCAGCCTGTGCCAGACTTCGACCAAATTGGTCTACATCAGCAAGCAAATTAAGTTTGAGTGTTCTTACGTCAGCCATTGTTGTCATCCCACTTTTCTATAACTCTTTTGCTTACCGCATCTTTCCAACGGCGTGTCAATTCTGGCTGGATTCTTTTAAGGGTTATGAAAATGCCATAGCCCTCGTTACCTCGACCCTGTGCAGGTGATCGATCAGGAAAGCGGCGGCCACCATTCTCAAAAGGTGCTGGGCCACCAAACTCTGATCCAAACAACACTTGACCAGATACCGCGCCGCCACTAAATCGACCTTTACTGCCACCAATGGTTACGTTAGGTATGCGATCCTTGTTGGCTCGAATAGTTGCCGCGACCTTTTGGGCTTGGGCTGGCAATGGGTTCAAGTTATAGCTGCTTTGCATCTCTGTGGCCGACCACTGGCTAATGCTGGTCACGTCATCTTTTAGGGCTTTTTTTGCACCCTCATCCATCTCACGAAATGCCTTGTAAAGCGATTTAAGATCCCGAGAGTCAGGGGTCATCTTGACGGTTACTTTGTCAG